GCGTCGGAAACGGCGGCCCGGTTGAATATTGGCGTTTTTGTCGATGACGGTGGCGCGGTACATAGCAATTTGAAGCGCCTGGCGTCCACGTTGCAACCGATCCGGGACCACTTTGGACCCATATCGATTACGTCCGGGTTCCGGCCGCCGAAACTTAACCAGGCGATCGGGGCCAGTCATAAAAGTTTTCATCAATTTGGCCTGGCCGTTGATTTCGTCGCTCACAAAGCAACGCCGAAAATGGTCGGGGAGTGGGTCCGCGATTCGGGCCTGGACTTTGATAAATGTATTGTCGAGTTCGACAGGTGGGTCCATATCCAGATAACGCATGAAGGATGGGAGCCGCGCGGCGAAGTGCTAACGGCTAAACGCCGTTGGGGCGTTCCGGTTTATAAACAAGGAATTGAATAAAAAAAGGAATTTTTGTGGCAGAAAGGGAAATTAACAGCACATGGCGCGGACGTATAGAGCAAAAACTAGACGTTCTTTCCGATGTTATTGTTCAGTTAGCAAGGATAGAGGAACGCCAGATTAATCACCTGGCAGACATGAAGGAGATAAAGACAGAACTTAACGACCACGAAGAACGGTTAAGAAATATCGAAAGAATTTGTGGCCGTAATTCTGTCACCGTTGGCAGTATTGAGCGGGTCGCCTGGTTGCTTGTGACCGCCGCTATCGGAGCATTTGCGACATTCTTTGAGTGAAAACTGCACACCGTAAAAGAAAAGGGGGCCAGGATGGCCAAATATAAGAAAGTTTACGCAGAAAGATTACCGGCCATGTTTGAAAATGGCGAGTCGGTGGCCGAAGTGGCCGACGCCCTGGGGATTTGTCGCCGCACGTTTTACGATTGGCTTGAGGTTTACCCGGACTTTGCTAAAGCCTATGACCGAGGGAAACAAAAATCTGAAGCCTGGTGGACGAAGGTCGGACGGGATGGCGCCATCGGGGCCATTGAGATTCAACCGACCACCTGGATTTTTAACATGAAGAACCGTTTTAATTGGCGCGATAAAGTCGAAGAAACCGTTACCATGCAGACCGAAATTACCCTGGCAGACGAAGATCGCCAGGTTTTGGACCGATATATTGACCGCGTCAAAAAATAACCACCAGAACGACGTCCGGGCCTTTGATGCGCTAATGCGCGAGGATTTGGCGTCTTTTGTGGTCAAGACTTTTCACACCGTCGACCCAGGCGCCCCGTATTTGCATAATTGGCACATTGATCTGATCGCCGAATACTTAACCGCGTGTTATGACCGGGAAATTACCCGCCTGGTGATTAATATCCCGCCCAGGTACATGAAATCGATTACCGCGACGGTCGCTTTTCCGGCCTGGTTGTTAGGTAAGGACCCGGCCGAGAAGATTATTGCGGCCAGTTATTCGGGCCGGCTATCGGTAAAACATTCGATCGACACCCGCCTGGTTGTTAATTCGCCCTGGTACAAAAGGGCCTTTCCAGGGACCGCCCTGGTTTCGGACCAGAACGAAAAATCGAAATTCATGACCACCGCCAGGGGCCACAGGATCGCCACAAGTGTCGGCGGTACGGCAACGGGAGAGGGGGGCGACTTTTTGATCGTTGACGACCCGCACAATCCCCGGATGGCCGCATCCGAAGTCGAACGACAAACGGCCCTGGACTGGTTCGATCAAACTTTTTATTCCCGTCTGAACGATAAGAAAAAAGGCGTGATTATTGTCGTAATGCAACGATTACACGAAAAAGACCTGGCCGGCCATGTCCTGGAATCGGGCGAGTATGAGCATTTGAAAATACCGGCCATAGCAGAACGTAAAACGATTATCGATTTTGGTTCGGTAAAAATTACCCGGGAACCAGGGGACCTATTGCATAAGGACCGCGAAGGCCCGGCCGAAATGGAACGAACGAAAAAGGGCCTGGGCAGTTACGGATTCGCCGGTCAGTATCAACAAAACCCGGTCCCGGCAGAAGGGGGCATGATAAAACACGCCTGGATCAATCGCTATAAAACGGCGCCTAAAAATCCGGCCCGGATAATTCAATCCTGGGACACCGCTTACAAGACCGGACAGATTAACGATCCATCGGTTTGCACGACCTGGGCAGAAACGGCAACGGGTTGGTATTTGTTGCACGTTTGGCGCGACCGCGTCGATTATCCCAGGCTGAAATCGACGGTTAAAAGTCTATTTATGCAGTATTCGCCGGCGGCGGTATTGGTCGAGGATAAAGCGTCTGGACAATCGTTGATCCAGGAAATTAGGGCCACCACGCGCATCCCGGTTATTCCGATCCACCCGGAAACGGATAAAGTCACCCGAATGTCGTCGCAATCCGCGCAGATCGAATCTGGCCAGGTGTATTTCCCGGAGTCGGCGCCCTGGTTGGCAGACCTGGAAACAGAATTATTCCGGTTCCCATTGACGGACCACGACGACCAAGTCGACAGCATTTCCCAGTTTTTAAAATACGCGTCGGGCGGCGCCAATCAATACGCCTATACCCCGGTCAAGAAAGGAACGACCGGATTTAACCGAAAAGGAGCATGGTAATGGCAAAACAAGCCGCAACAAAACATTTAAACAAAGAATTGGCCACGGCCAACGCGATCCGAAACCCCTGGGGCGCCGGGACCGTCGCGTCCGGGTTAACGCCTGGGCGATTGTCGTCAATTTTGAGAGGGGCGGCCGAAAATGACGCCGATGATTACTTAACCCTGGCCGAAGAAATGGAGGAACGCGACGCGCATTATTCAAGCGTCTTGCGGACCCGAAAACTGGCCGTTTCACGATTGGACTTAACGGTCCAGGCGGCAAGCGACGACAAGAAAGACCAAGACCTGGCCGATGAAATCAGGGCGATCACTAAAACGCCCGAATACAATGAAATGATGGACGACGCCCTGGATGCAATCGGTAAAGGCTATTCGGTGACAGAAATCACCTGGGCCAAAGGTGCCAAGTGGACCCCGGATAAATTCATTCACCGGGACCCGCGTTTTTTTATGTTCCATCCCGACGACCCGGGCGAAATACGCCTAAAATCTGAAACGGACCGGGTTAATGGTCAGGAATTAGAACCGTTTAAATTTATCGTCCACCGGCCCCGCCTGAAAACAGGCATTGCGTTACGCGGCGGCCTGGCGCGATTGGTCGCCTGGTCCTATTTGTTTAAGCAATACGCGGTAAAAGACTGGATCGCCTTTTTAGAAATTTACGGGGTGCCGTTACGCCTGGGCAAATATGGCAACTCAGCGACCGACGAACAGATCGACACGCTAAAAACCGCCGTTGCGAACATTGGATCGGATGCGGCGGCGGTATTACCGGAATCGATGCAAATCGAATTTCAACAGGTCGCCCAGGCATCCGGTGGGTCCGATGTTTTTAAATCAATGGCCGAATGGCTCGATCGCCAGGTGAGTAAGGCGGTTTTAGGGCAGACGATGACGTCCGACGATGGTTCCAGTCAGGCCCAGGCAAGCGTCCATAATGAGGTCCGCCAGGACTTGATCGATGCAGACGCCCAACAATTAACCAATACTTTAAACCGCGACCTGGTGCGTCCGTTCATCGATTTAAATTACGGGACCCAGGAGCAATACCCAACGATCCATTTATCGGCCCCAGAACAGGCCGACATGGCTTTATTGTCGGAGTCATTGGCCAAGTTAGTGCCGTTAGGGTTGCCAGTCGATAGCGCCGAAATACTGGCGAAATTGGGCCTGGAAATGCCGGCCGATGATGCGGTTTTATTGGGTCAAGCGATCCAGGGAGATGATGCGGCCCAGAACCGGGCGACCGGGTGCCACCATTGCGGCACCGATACGGCGATCAACAAAGAAAACCCCGACGATCCTATCCTTAACGACATGATGGAAGACTGGGCCGTCGGCATGGGGCCGATTATCGATCCAATAATGCAACAGGTCGAAGGGGCCAAGGATTTCGACGACCTTAAAAAACGCCTGGCAAAGATTAACGACAGCGTCAACCTGGACAAACTGGCGACGTCATTGGCAAGCGCCGGCCTGGTTGGTTATGCCCAGGGGGTAAGCGGAAAAGAATAAACAGTTACGGTCCCCGATCGTCGCGGAAACCCATCGATTCGCGCAACTGGGGGCCACCCTACACAATTAAGGAATCAGCATGGCCAGGAAGGCAACCCCGACGGCGCCTAAACAGGCGTTAGAATATTTTAGAAAAAAAGGCTATAAACAAAGTTTTAGTTACCAGGACGTTTGGAAAACGGAACACCGCCGCGCGTTCACGGTAGCAAAGGCCACCAGTCAGGGCCTATTGATCGATATTCGTAAAAGCGTCGACCGGGCCATCGCCGAAGGTAAGACCCTGGACGATTTCAAACAGGACCTATTCCCGAAGTTACAAAAAAGGGGATGGTTAGGTTACGGCCTTATGGATGACCCGGTCCTGGGCGGAACTGATATTTATGAATTAGGCACACCCCGGCGCCTAAAGATTATTTACGAAACTAATATGCGGGTTTCGCGGGCGGCCGGCCAATGGGAGCGGATTAAAAAGACCCAGGCGGCGTTACCGTATTTAATTTATTCCCTGGGGCCATCGAAAGAACATCGGCCCGATCATGAAGGATGGGCCGGGACCTTGTTACCGGTGGGGGATACTTTCTGGAATACCCATTTCCCGCCCAATGGATGGGGGTGTAAGTGTAAAGTAAGGCCAGTCACCCGGGGCGAAACTAAAAAAAGGGGCGGCGTCACTAAGCGGCCCAGTCGATCGACGGTTCCCTGGACTAATGCCAGGACTGGGGCGGTGGAACGGGTACCGATAGGCATCGATCCGGGTTGGAATTATAACCCTGGGATCGGATCGGCCAGTCAGAAGGCCGTGGAAAAGCATGGCAAGGACGTCGAAAAGGTATTTAAAAAGGTCGTAAAACCGATAGAAAAGCCGAAACCAAAACCGGTCCCTGGTTATTGGGACACATCGACAGAAAAAGGTCGATGGCATGAAAAAGCCTTTAAGGACTCGCCAGAACAGTTTAAACGGATGATTAAAACCTGGGACAAGGACCTGGACCGGGTTGAGTATTTAACCCGATGGCAAGGGGAATCGTGCGGCCCCTTCTTTTTGGGTGAAGATAAGAGAAGGGGTACAAAAAATTGGATTAATATGTCGCCGGCAAAAAGTCCAGAGGACAAATATAAAAAAACAAATACCTGGCGCCATGAGTACGGCCACTTTATTGATCGACAGATCGGTCACAAGCGCGGGATGAGAGACGTCCTTAATTTTGATAGGGCAAAACCACGATGGGATTATGGTTATATTTCCAACGGAAAAGAGTTTAAGGCGGCGATGCAGTCGGACAAAAAATTATTTTTAGATGCGGGCGGTTATGGTCGCCGGGGTAAAGCCACAGATAAAAGATATAAGGACTCAGAACAAAGGCACCTGGACCTGGAGCAAGAAATCTCAAAAGTTGCGGGCGATATGGGAAAAGTCCGAAAAATTGCCAACGGCCTGGCTAAAGACGTCGGCGTCGATTTTAATGGATTTGTTGAGGGTTTAAAGGGCCAAACTAACTGGGGCGCTCACGGTAAAGAGGAGGTCTATAACAGGGCCGCGCACACATTACTGGCGATGAAAAACAACGACGCTAAGATGGTTTTAAGGTATGCCGGCGCAAAAGACTGGGAGAAAAAAGAAAGGTTAAAATTGAAGGATATAGAGGAACCCAGAGAGAGGATTAAACGATCTAATGAAATAACTTTAAGTGAGAGAAAGCATTGGAGAAAAGGCAGTCTGGGCAATTATTGCGACACCATAGGGAGTGCGTCGGTCAATCGCCTGGGCGGGTTTGACGACGAAACTGGCGGTTATGGCCATTCAACCGCTTATTATCAGAAATCAATCGGCGCGTCCGAAACTGAATGTTGGGCCAATATAACCGATATGTTAGCGGGTCCCAACCCGGAATTTTGGGAACCAATATTAAAGGCAACGACTCCAAATATGTTAAAAGAGTATAAAAAAATAATGGGGGAAGAATTTGGAAAATAACGACAGAAGGGATAAGGCTATTTTTGCGTATTTCGATCAATTCGGATATTTGCCGCCAGTCGCTCAAGGGATCGACGAAGATTCGGACCATTACCTGGACATAATAGAACAGCAAACAAAGAACAAGGACCGGAACAAGCCGGGTTTTTTTGATGGGTTGCCGCCGGGTGCGAGTAGTTAACCAAGTGTCAGCATGGCCCCAGGGCGATCGCCTGGTAAGGTAAAACCGCAGTTCATATACTTACCCGACTAAGAAGGCCCTATCACTAGGGCCTTTTTTTTGGACTGGTTAATGGGCGCGACATTCGTCGCAATTACAGGGCCAGGCGTCTTTTATGGCTTGATCGGCCTGGTCTATAGTGTCAAAACCCCTGACCCCTTCATGGCAACCATGCTCAAAAGAGCACCCGTAATGAAGCGTTACAATGACGCCATTTCCCTGGCTTATTTCATTGTCGTAATGTTCTACTTTCAATATTTTCATTTTAGTCACCTTTAAAGTTGTTGGCCTTCATAAACGCTATTTCGTAACGTCCAGGTTTCTTTCAAATATTTTTTGGCTTTTGGGACCGTTCCGCGTTCGGTTAGGATTTCTAAATAATCCTTGTCGTCGTGGGTTTCATAAATCCAATGGCCCCCTTTTTCGTAATTATCTAACGCGTATTTTTCCAGTTTTTCGATTCGATCTTTTTGTTTTTTTAGCATGATTTACCCCTGGCGATTGTTGGGGCCTTGCGGCCCCGGGTTGATTATTGTGTTAGTTCCTTTGATTTTTCTGAATTAAGAAGCGTTGCCATTCTTTCCAATTTTTTGGCCATAAACATTAATTTATCTGTATCAATGTCATGGCTTAACTCGTTTAATTCTATGCCTTCATAAATCCATTCGGCTTCAAATTTTGCCGATCTGCTGATCCCTAATAATTGTTTTCTTATGGTGTTTGGTTTCATGTTGTTCCCCTGGCGGTTGTTGGGGCCTTGCGGCCCCTGGTTGATTAGTTAAGTTTTATTTCTACTTTTTTAAATCCGTGATTGTCGCAGACCAAGTAAACGTCGTTTTCGTCGCGAAGTAAGTCGCCAACGCTTAAAGAGTGCATAGGGCTGAAGCGAGTAACGCGATGTTCTTGGTTGCCGACGTTTGAAATCTGAAAACAATGCTCAAGGTCCCGGGCGTCGATCATGGCGACTAATTCAAATTTTTCTTTTAGATTATTGATAGTTTCGTTAGTTGGATCACATTGATTTTCGCGGTAGTGCTTGAACCATTCGGGGTAATTGCCGTGAATTTCAAGGTGAGCATCAAGGGTGTTAAATTTTGCGCGATTCATGTGGACCTGGTAAATATTGTATGTTGTCATTTTCTTGCTCCTGGCGGTTTTTGTTGGTGTTAGGGTTAGATTATACCGGTAACGCGTTACCGTCAAGGGTTTATTTAAAAAAAAGTAAAAAAAATTAAATAAATGTCAGATGACACCATTAACCCGCGTGGTTAAACGCGTATAACCGCCCTATGGAAAACGAAATAATAGCGCTAAATGCGGAATTGTCCGCGACCACACCGGACTGGGTCGAACTTATCCCGCCCGGGATGAATGTCGAAGGCCGCGACGGTCGGGCCTGGATTAACGACCAACCGGACGGCATTGTCGAGCATTTCAAACAAGACGCCAGGCAAATTCCGATCGATTACGAACACGCTACAGAAATTAAGGCCCCGAATGGCGAACCGGCCCCGGCCGTTGCCTGGATCGATGAAATAGAAGTGCGCGACCAGGGTGCTATCTGGGGGAAAGTAAACTGGAACGACGACGGCCGCGATGCGGTGATGAATCGCGCCTATAAATACTTGTCACCGGTATTCACATTCGCAAAGAATAGCGGGCGCGTGTTGCGCTTACTATCGGCGGGATTGACCAATCAACCGAATTTACACTTAACGGCCCTAAATCGCCGCGATGATTTAGCTTTAACTACAAAGGAAGATATTTTAATGGATGAAAAAATAACCACCGCCCTGGATTTGGCCGGGGATTCTAGCATCGACGATGTTGTCACGGCGATCAACTCAATAAAAGCGGCCCAGGATGAAAAAGTCGAGTCGGCGGCAAATACAGAATTTACCCCGGACATTGAGAAATTTATACCCAGGTCCGATTTTGATGCCGCAACAGAACGCGCGACCAATGCGGAAAAAGAACTAAACGAAATTAAAGAAACGGCCAGAAACGCAGAAATTCAAAGCGAAATCGACGCGGCCCTGGAATCTGGAAAGATTACCCCGGCAAGTGTTGAGTACCATGTCGCGGCGTGTCAAATGGACGGCGGCCTGGAGCGTTTCAAAGCGTTCGCACAGTCGGCCCCAGAAATTGCCGGCGATAGCGGCATTGAAGGCACAGCAGAAAACACCGAATCAGCATTAACAGACGAAGAAACGGCGGTTTGTTCGATGCTAGGTTTAGCAGAATCAGAATTTAAACTTTGTAAATAGGGGAAACTCAAATGGCAGTTGTAACACCATCATTATTAACCAGTCTAATGACTGGATTTAAAGCGAACTACCAGGCCGGCGTGAGCATGGCCGAATCGGATTACGGCAAAAT